AACCCCCATTTTACCCCTTGTTTTTCTTGTCAAGGGGGGGTAGCATGCTACAATCGAGGGAAATCCCCCCTAAGAACCCCCGGGTATTCCCATAAAGCAGACATACAGCCATATCTTTTGTTGCAGGGGGTTATGCCTCGGAGCTTAGATAGCTCCTCGGCATGCGGTATTTATCTAGTAAGCCGCGCGCGGTTAAGTAGGCTATATAGTGTTAATGTTCTGATGTTTGCTTAACATGACGAACTTGATACGTTAACGAAAAGGCCTTTCTTGAAACTTGACCCGAGTTTAATCAGCAAGATTCATTTGCTGCCTGACGCTGAGAAGGCAGCCATGCTGGCGTTGCTAGAGGAATACGAGAAGGCCAAGGAAGTTGAGGCAGCCCAGAACCGCTTCCTCCCCTTCATCAAGACCCAGTGGCCGGCGTTCATCGAGGGCAGTCATCACAAAGTGATGGCAGAGGCTTTTGAGAAAGTGGCTCGGGGTGAATGCAAGAGGCTCATCATCAACATGGCGCCTCGGCATACGAAGTCTGAGTTTGCGAGTTTCATGCTGCCAGCGTGGTTTCTCGGGAACTACCCCAACAAGAAGATCATCCAGTGTTCGCATACGGCGGAACTGGCAGTAGGCTTCGGACGCAAGGTCCGAAACCTTGTAGCCTCTGAGGACTATCGCAAGATATTCCCGGATGTGAACCTACAGGCTGACTCCAAGGCAGCAGGCCGATGGAGTACGAACCAAGGTGGTGAGTATTTCGCCATCGGTATCGGGGGCGCGGTCACAGGTAAAGGCGCTGATCTGCTGATCATCGACGATCCGCACTCCGAGCAGGAGGCAGCCCTAGGTGATCCGGGCGTCTACAACCGCACATACGAGTGGTATACGTCAGGCCCTCGCCAGCGTCTCCAGCCGGGTGGTGCGATCATTATCGTGATGACCCGCTGGCATCAGCGGGATTTGACAGGCAGGGTCTTAAAGTCCTCGATAGAGCGAGGCGGGACGGATGAGTGGGAGGTTATCGAGCTTCCAGCCATCCTGCCTTCGGGTAATGCGCTATGGCCTGAGTTCTGGAGCCTGAAAGAGCTAGAGGCTATTAAGGCCGAGCTTTCGGTTTCAAAATGGTCAGCGCAGTACCAGCAGAATCCCACTTCCGAGGAAGGGGCGATTGTTAAGCGCGACTGGTGGAGAGTGTGGGAGCGGGAAGACCCGCCGCCCTGTGAGTTCCTGATTCAGTCATGGGACACGGCCTTCACGAAAAAGCAAACTTCAGACTTCTCAGCGTGTACAACGTGGGGAGTTTTTCGATATCCCAATCCGGAAACCGGCGTAACACAGAACAACATCATCCTTCTGGACGCTGTGAAAGAACGCATGGAATTTCCGGAACTAAAGCGAAAGGCATACGAGATGTACATGCAGTACAACCCGGATGCTTTCATTGTCGAAGCCAAGGCTGCTGGTGCGCCGCTGATCTACGAACTGAGAGCCATGGGCATTCCAGTTTCAGAGTTCACTCCCTCTCGCGGTAACGATAAGGTGGCGAGAGTTAATGCCGTGAGTGATTTATTCTCCAGCGGCATTGTCTGGGCGCCGCAGACACGCTGGGCAGAGGAAGTGGTTGAGGAGTTTGCGTCCTTCCCCAATGCAGAGCATGATGACTTGGTGGACTCCTCCACTCAAGCATTGCTTCGATTCAGGCAGGGAGGCTTCGTTTCAATCGAGACGGATGAGCCGATGGAAAAGCTCCCCCGCCGCCGTATCAACTATTACTGAGGAAGGCATGGCATCTGCAAAGCGCGAGGCAGTGGCAAAGGAGATTCGTAAGTCCTATCAGAAAGGACTGAAGAGCTGCCCTGCCGCGACGCAAGATGTCCATATCAATCTTAAGAACCGCAACCATGCCATCAAGGATTATGGCTATGGGCCGCTGAATCCCAATGAGCCTTCTCGTCCATTCTGGAAAAAGAAGGCAGACATGTGGGAAGTCGATGTGGCAGAGGCTAAAAAGTCTCGTTGCGGAAACTGCGCCGCTTTCATTCAAACTCCCGCTATGATGGAGTGCATTGCAAAAGGGATTGAAAGCGAGGACGATCCGCATAAGAGTTATGCGGGAGATGTGATTGAAGCCTCTAACCTAGGCTACTGTGAATTCTTCCATTTCAAATGTGCTGGCGACAGAACGTGCGATGCATGGATTGTCGGTGGCCCAGTCAAATAGGTAAATAATGGCTGTCGATAAGGCACTAGTTCCTCTAATCCCTGACGACCCGGATGCGCAAGCAGCCGAGTTAGAGATTGACATCATTGCGGTGGGCGATGAAGGCCCCGCTATGACGATCAATGAGGATGGCAGTGTCGAGATTGAATTTGGGTCTGAAGCAACGCAAGTTGCTACGGACCACAACGCCAACCTTGCTGACTTTATCGATGACGGTGAACTCAGCACATTAGCCAACGAGTTGATTGGTTCTTTCGAGGCAGACAAGGACTCCCGCTCTGACTGGGAGAAAACCTACATCAAAGGCCTTGATCTACTCGGCCTTAAGATTGAAGATCGCACCGAGCCGTGGCCGGGTGCATGCGGCGTGTTCCACCCCCTGCTCACTGAGGCAGTGGTGCGATTCCAAGCGCAGGCCATTACGGAAATCTTCCCGGCGCAAGGCCCGGTTCGTGGCATTGTCATCGGCAAGCACACGCAAGAGAAAGACCAGCAGGCGCTTCGAGTCCAGGACTACATGAACTATCTGCTCACGGAGCGGATGACAGAGTATCGCCCTGAGACCGAGAAGATGCTCTTCTCGCTTTGCTTGGCAGGCAGTGCTTTCCGCAAAGTGTATTTCGACACGCAGTTGGGTCGCCCAGTGTCGATGTTTGTTCCTGCCGAAGACTTGGTGGTGTCGTACGGAGCCAGCGATCTGGATACGGCAGAGCGGGTTTCGCACATCATGCGAAAGACCCGCAATGACATTCGCAAGCTGCAAGTGGCTGGGTTCTACCGCGATATTGATCTCTCTGATCCGTCGCCAGAGTCCAGCGATATCCGAACGAAAGAAGATCAGATTGCAGGCGTATCCCCTTCTAATGATGGCGACAATCGCTTCCAGCTGATTGAGATGATGGTAGACCTCGATCTACCGGGTTTTGAGGACATTGGGTCAGATGGCGAATCGACTGGAATCGCCTTGCCGTATGTGGTCACACTCGATCGCAGTTCGCGCAAAATGCTGGCTATTCGGCGGAACTGGAATGAAGATGATCCGCTTAAAAAGAAGCGCGATCATTTCGTTCACTACCGTTATCTGCCCGGCATGGGCTTTTACGCCTTTGGTCTGATCCACCTGATTGGTGGGTTGGCTAAGAGTGCCACCAGTATCCTGCGGCAGTTGGTGGATGCAGGAACACTCTCCAACCTTCCAGGTGGCTTGAAGGCTCGTGGCCTTCGCATCAAAGGCGACGATACGCCGATCGCACCGGGCGAGTTCCGAGATGTTGATGTCCCGGGCGGCAGTATCCGCGACAACATTACGTTCCTGCCGTACAAAGAACCCTCTGCGGTTCTTTATAGTTTGCTGAACAACATTATTGATGAAGGCCGCCGGTTTGCCTCGCTGGCAGACATGAAAGTGGCTGACATGAATGCTGAGGCCCCGGTCGGAACAACGCTGGCTATCCTCGAACGCACGATGAAAGTGATGAGTGCAATCCAAGCACGACTTCACGCTTCGCTGCGTCAAGAGCTAAAACTGCTCTCAGGCATCATCAAAGACTACGACGAGCCGGTTTATCCATACGAAGTCGAGGGCGGCTCTGAGATCAAGGTCGAAGACTTCGATGACCGCATCGATGTCGTGCCGGTTAGCGACCCTAATGCCAACAGCATGGCTCAGCGAATTATGCAGAGCCAAGCAGCACTGCAGTTATCCTCTACTGCCCCGCAGCTGTACGACCTGAAAGTATTGCATCGCCAAATGCTAGAGAGCATGGGCATTAAGAATGTCGATGAGATCATCAAGCCGGATGAGTCGGAAGTGCCTGCTGATCCTGTTCAAGAGAATATGAACGCGGTCAACAACAAGCCGATCAAGGCTTTTGCTTATCAAGACCACGCTGCCCACATTGCCGTTCACATGGCGTTCGGGCAGTCACCGATGTTCCAAGGATTGCAGCAAAGTCCGTTGTTTCCGGTCATGCAGGCAGCCTTGGATGCCCACGTTCGTGAGCATATTGCCTTCCAATATCGTGCCGATATGGAAAAGCAGATGGGTGT